GGCGTTGCGGCCTGCACAGTGTGCCGCCTGGTAGGCGCCGGCGAACTCGGCGATGCGGCCGTCGGCGTGGATCACGTAGTTGTACTCGTTCGCCCGCCACCGGTGGATTGACTGCACCGACTTGGCCAGGTCGGCCGAGGCGTACGACCGGGCGTTGCCGGTGTAGTGGACCACGATCATGCCGAGGTTGCGGGCCAGCGCTCGCCGAGCGGTGATGCGGTTGGTGTTCGTCACCCGGGCGGGCAGGCCGAGGTCGATGCGGGGGGTGATGGTGGGCATCAGGAGTACCGCGTTGTCATGCGGTAGCGGCCCGAGATGTCAATGGCGTGTCCTGGGGTCGCTCCCCAAGTGAACGGCGCCGTCGCGCTCACTTGGTTGATGACGGCGTATGTGGCGGCAGTGTTGATGCAGTCGAGGTGGACGTTAGTCGCGGCCCCAGTGAGTGACGCTGCCCCCGGATAGAACGAGCCACCAGTGTCATAGAACCCGACGCCGAACTGTGACTGCAGCGTCGCCTTGGCTTGGGCGACTGGCAGCGTCATCAGCAGCCGGGCCGTGATCGCCGATGTCGAACCCCATGTGAACCGCGCCCTGAAGTCAAGCCAGCCATCCGACCGGTGATACTCGGCATCCCATGAGCCGTTGCCGACCGTGAGACCGGTCATGGTGGGCGTCCACGACACCTGCGGCTCCGCCAGGATGATCCAGCCGGTGCCGTCGTAGTAGAGAATCCGGTTGGTATCGGTCTCGGTGATGAGCACGCCCTCGTAGAGGTTGCCACCGGTGGGTCGGGTGGCGCTGGTGCACAGCGTCGGCGACTGAGCGTTGATGTCGGCGGCGGTGAGGACGTCGCCAGCGGTCCATGTCTTCCAGGCCATGTGGCCCCCTTCATGTCAGAATGCGAGGACGTTGGAATCGAGACGGCCGAACACGGCGTCGTCGAGTTGCAAGAACGACCGCCGGTCGGCGTCACCGAGCGACAGCGTCACGGTGTGCGAGTCCGGCGTGATGTCGTGGGCGATGCCCTCGACGATGCAGTCACGAGACAGCGACGGCGCTACACCGTTCGGCGTCCAGGTCACCGAGATCACCGAAGCGATGTCGAGGCTGAGTACCGACACCTGCTGCGCGCTGGTGAGGGGCGCCAGTTCGACGACCAGTTCAGCAACACGCAACTCGGGCTCGTCGTAGATCCCGAGCAGATAGTTCGCCATGTCGAGCGACTGGGTGTCGGAATTGAGCAGCAGGCCCGTCTCGGACAGCGACGATGCGCCATAGAGCGCCTGCGACGCTGCGTTGCTGACAGTCTGGAGGGTGCCGCCCTCACGGTCGATGCCGACCCGGTTGTAGAGCAACTCCGAGCCGTACGACATGGCGATGCCCTGGAACGGCACACCGGTGCCGTCGTCGGTGAACGTGACAGCAATGCCGACGTTGAGCGGGTCGAGCCGGTCTCGGAAGGTGACGACGCCCGTGCGACTGGCGTAGAACCGGCCGAGATCCGAGCGGGTGACAAGTTGCAGGTAGTTGAGGACGTTCGATCCCCAACTCACACTGTCGCCCTGGAGCACACTGACGCCGGTGTCGATCGACCGGTTGGACGTGAACGCCACCTCGGACCGGTCGAGCGCGGCGGTGATCCGGGGGCCAGCGGTCTGCGATGCAGTGGCGGTCCAGGCATCGAACTCCATGCGGCCCAGTTGGCCGAGAGCATCGACGCACTCAGCGAAGGCGAGCGACTGCCCGCCGACGTCGTATTCGAGGTTCCAGTCGCCGATGACGCCGTCGAAGATCGACACGCCCGCCGACGCGATGCTGACCCGCTTGCCGGGACGAACGTTGCCGACGTAGGGCGACGAGGCGTAGTTCGGGTCGTAGGTGCGGGTGCGGTTCTGAAGTTGGACCGATGCCCTGCCCGCTGGGATGTCGGTGAACAGTTGCGAGTCTCGGCCACGGCGCACACTGACGCGCATCGTGTCAGCGGTGATGTCGGTGCCGATGTCGCCGGCGAGGATCGCTGCAGCGTTGTCGAGCTTGCCCTTGTTTGCCGTCGAGTTGAGCGTCAGGAAGTCGCCGCCCGTTGCTGACAGGTCGAAGAACGCTGTCACCGTCGTCGCTGGGGTCGCCATGTGCTACGACCTCCAGGCTGCGCCGTTGGACTTCTCGAACTTCTTGATCGCAGCGATGACAGCCTGCGGGTCGGCGCCGGTGGTGATGTTGATGACCATGCCGCCGCCGCCCCCGCCGACACCGATCCGGTTGTTCGGGATGACGGTGCCCGATCGGCCGGGCACCACGATCTCGGGGCCACGCTCGCCGACGAGGTACGGCGTACCAGCAGTGACCGGGCCGCCGGCGGCGCGCCCTTCCAACTCGTTGCGCAGACCGGAGCCGACCACCTGGCCGCTGATCGACACGATGCGATTGCGGGCAATCTGGTTCAAGCGGCTTTCGACGGCAGCAATGTTCCCGGCGTCGAGCGTGGCGATCAGCTGCGCCTTCGTCTCGGGCGGCACGCCCTCGAGCGCCATCACCATCTCGGCGATTGCACGGACGTAGTCGCGAGTCTCCTGCTCCGACCGGCCCGTTTCCGAGTGGTACATGTACATCTTCTCAAAGAAGTTGGTCCATGCGTCCTGCTGATTGAGCTTGCCGAGGAAGGCGCTGTAGGTGTCGTCGAGCGCAGCGGTGGACTCCTCAAGGTCCTCGACGAAGGTAGTCGCCTTGTCGACGGCTGGGCTGACCCGCTCGCCGTAGATCCGTGCCATCTCGGCGGCGGCTTCGGTGCCGTGCTCGATGGTGGTGGTGCCATCCTCGAGGTTGCCGGTGAAGTAGTCCCAGGCGTAGCTGATTCCATCCGTGGCGGAGACGTTGGACCCGATCGCATCGGTGAACGAGTCCATCGCTGAGGTGGCGACATCGACGGGGCTGGTGAGCTTTTTGGCCCACCCGGCCAGATCGGTGCCGGTCAGATCCTCGGCGGCGCTGCTGGCCGCTTGGAGCGCGTCGGTCACCGTGCCGATGGTCTCGGCAGCATCAGACAGCGCCGGAACGAGAGACTCGCCGACGGTCATCTTGACGGCCTGCAGTCGGTCGTTCAGGTCGTCCATGCGCTCGCGGAACTCGCGAGCCTTCTTCAGTTCGTCGGGGTCGATCACCTGGGCGTCGGCGACACCAGCGAGCGACGCCTTCAACTCGGCGGACCCCTGGCCGATCAGTTCGGCCATGCCCTGCCAGCCCTTGCCGAGCAACTGTGACGCCACACGCGCCCGCTCGGCCGGGTCCTCGATGGCGTTCAGCCGGTCGACGACGTTGAGAAACGTCCCGTTGACGTCGGTGGCGCCGGTGTCGGTCTTGGCGATCTCAACGCCCAAGTCGGCGAACAACTGCGGCGAAGCGCCGAGCGTCTTGTTCATCTTGCCGAGCGCCGATTCGACGGTCCCGGCTTCGATTCCGATATCGCCAGCCACCTCGATGAGGCGGCTGGCCTCATCGACGGCCACGCCGGTGGCATCAGCGAACGCACCGGCGGCGAGCGCCGTGTCCTGGAACGCCTTGACCGACTTCACGCCGAAGGCGATCAGCGCACCGCCGGCGGCCATTGCGATGTTGGCAGCGTTGGCGACGATCGACTCTTTGGCAACGTCGAACCCGGCGCGCATCTTGCCGCTCGCCGTCTCGGCCTCACCGATCGCCGAACGGAACTTCTTGAGTGACGAGACGCCCTTGTCGACGGCGACGTCGATGATGACGCTGATCTTGTTCGCCACGGTCACCGCCTCAGGAGAAGAACTTGCGGATGGCCTTTGTCACCTCGGCGTCGACCACGTCTGGCACCATCGGCTCGATCTTGGCCAGCGCATCGCTGGCCGTGCCCTTGCCCTCGGTCTTGCCGTTGTAGCGACGCTGGCGGGCCTTGGAGACCTTGCCCGTCTTGGTCAGGCGTGGCCCGACCATGCGAGGCCCGGCGGCCTGGTTGCGGCCGAACTCGGCGACCGTCCACGGACCCGCCGACCGTGCGGTCGGGTGGAACGAGATGACGCCCGGCCGGACGTGGTCAAAGCGGGTAGCCAGGTGGTTCGTCGCCGGTCGCCACCCGCTGAACGCCGGGTCGCCACCGAGGTCAGCAGACGCCGCCTCGGTGGCGAGCTGCTTGGCCTTGACACCGACCTTGGTGGCGATGGCGCGCAGTTTCTCGGCTTCGATCTCTCCGATGAACCCGTCGACCTTGCGCCCGAACGAGTCGAGCGTGTCGGCCATTACCAGGTGTTGTTGGTGACGGCGCCGGTCACCTGCAGCGATGCCGACAACTCGACACGGCCGCCGACCGACGACGACAGCGACACGCTCGTCACCCACGCCTCAGCGGTGACACGAGCCTCGCCCGACACCGACCCGCCCGGACCCCACAGGATCGTCATCGTCGACGAGCCCGCCGACTGCGCCGCCTTCACGCCGGTCAGCAGCGAGAACATCGGGGCGTCGTACGGGCCGCTGATCGAGACGGTGTCGCCGTCGGTCAGGCCGTTGATGAACGCCTTGGCGGCGGTGCCGAAGGCGCTGACTTCCTGCGTCTCGACCGACTGCGGCCAATCGAACGAGTCAGCGAAGCGTGAGACGTTGGTGCCGGCGCCGTTGACGCCGTCGAGTGCGATGAAGGTGGTGGTGCCTGCGCGGAAAGCCATGATCGGGACTCCTTGGTGATGGGGGTGGTGTGATTAGCGGCGAGCGAACGACACGAACCGAGTGGTCGAGCCGGTGCCCGTCACGTCGTCGACCACCCGGAGGTATCGACGGACCGTTGTGCCAGCGGCGACCTCGACACGTTCCGAGGTGACGCCGGTGTAGGTAGCGAAGGTGACCAACGTGGCCCAGCTGGTCGAACCGTCGACGCTGTGCTCGATGCGGCAGGCGTTGTTGGTCAGGCCGGAGAACGCCGTGACATGGATGTGCGCCACGCCGCCGTTGGCCGTGGCGGCGGTCTGGTCGCGTGCGGTGCCGCTGGTGTCGACGGTGATGGCGGTGAAGTTCTCGACCACCAGGCCGACATCGAAGTTGCCGGTCGACTGGAACGCCGCCGAGCACGTCACCAGATCCGACACCGACGATGCGCCGGTGAAGTTGCCGAGGTGAGCGTTCACCATCACGGCCACTTCGCCGACAGCGAAACCATCAGGGCACAAGGTCAGCGGGTACGGCCCGGTTGCCTTCTGCGACTTGAACGCGTCGAACTGCAGCGCCGTGGTGCCGACGGTGTCGAACAGCATGTCGAGCGACCCGGACGACTCATCCTGTCCGACGATGAACGTCTTGGCGGTGTCGGTGAGCACCGTCGTATCGAGCGCAGCGGTCTGCGCTGTCAGCGAATAGCCCTTGGTGTAGCCGGAAGCGTTGAGCAGCCCGACGGCGACCCTGCTGGCTTGAGCGGTCTTGAACGCCATTAGAACACGACCTCCACGTCGATCGGCACGGCTAGGTAGTTCGACTCACCCTGCGACGACGCCGTGACTTCGCCGATGCGGATGACCTGCACGTAGTCGATGTCGACGCTCGACCAGTTGTCGTCGTCTTGGATCGCTGCCACGACCGACTCGGCGCCGCTCAGTTCGCAATAGTCGTCGAGCAGTATCTGCGCCGTGCGCTCGTTGGTGCGGTCGGCGTAGATCGTGACGGTGAACTGGAAGGCGGCCCTGTTCGACGTGAACACCAGCCGAGGGTCGAACTCCCGACGGGTGATGATGGCGATCGGGGCGGTGAATGTGTCCTGCCACATCGGCGCCGAGCGGAGCCCGGTGACGGCGATGGCGTCGGCGAGCGCCGAGCGCACCTCTTGCACCGTCGGCATCAGCCGACCCTCGGCTTGCAGTACGGCTCGAGCAGCGCCGCTGCGATCGGGTTGATCGTGCGACCGACCCGCAGTGCGGCGCCGGCGTTGGCGAACTCGGTCACACCGAACACAGCGTCCGCCGACTTGAACAACATGGCCGACTGCACCAGGCACGCCTTCTTCACGTCGTCGGGGATCGCTGGCCAGCCGAACCGAGCCGTGACGCGCACGCCAGGTCGGCCCGACTGCGACATCGGGAAGTTGCCGTTGATCGCATCGACCAACACGATCTCGTCGTACGGCAATACCGGCACATGGTCGGCGGCGTTGAGCGGCCGCAGGATGAAGTCGGTCGAGATGGTCAGCGTCGTCTCGAACACGCCGTCGTCATCGTCGTCGACCTGGACGACCAGCCCGGTCACGGTGGAGATGTCGTTGACCTCGCAGCGTCGGTGGTCGTTGGCGTAGAACTCGCGAGTGTGCGTGCCCGCTTCGCGCCAGAAGAATCGGCCGCAGTGGGCGTCGATCTGGCGGGACGCTGCAGCGATGGCCACCTCGAGCCGAGTGTCGTCCTCGGTGTCCAGCAGCACCGGGATGCGCAGCTCTGGCTTCAGTTCGGCGAGGGTGCAGTACCCGTTGGTGATGGCCATGTCACTCCTCAGGAACTCGGATCACGGCGAACCCCCAGCAGTCAGGGAAGTTGTGCCACTGCCAACCGGTTTCGGCGATGAACTCGGTGACCGCCTTCTTCACCGGGTACAGCGGCCGGGGCGGTGCGCCTTCGGGCGTCGGCAGCTCGGTGTCGTGCAGACAGATCACGCCACCGGGACGCACCAGCCAGCGGTAGATCGCCAACTCCTGCACCGTGTGGTCGTACAGGTGACTTGTGTCGATGAACACGATGTCGGCCGGGTCGAGCGCCGCCACCAGTGCTGGGTCGGTGTCGTCGCCCTGGATGTGGGTCCAGTTGTCGTGCGCACCGATGGCCGGTGCTGCGTCTAGGTCGACCGACGTGAGCCGACCACCGGTGCGCTGCAATGCGTGCAGCCAGGCGATCGTCGACACGCCCGACCGGGAACCGAGCTCAAGCACATGCTGGGCGTCGAGTTGTTCGACGAGTTG